GAGCGCCAACCTCTGGGGCGCCAACCTCGTGCGCGCCAACCTCGAGAGCGCCAACCTCGAGAGCGCCAACCTCTGGGGCGCCAAGAATTTTTCGAAGTTCGTCACGGTCGGGCCCATCGGCTCACGGAATGACGCCACTCAGTATTTTCTCGCGGAAGACAAAGTCGTATGCGGGTGCTTCCGGGGGACGCTGGAAGCATTCGAGGCGAAGGTTCGAGCGACCCACGCCGATAGCTCGCTCCACCTCGCGGAATATCTTGCGGCTATCGCCATGTTCAAGGCGATCCGGGAGGCTCAGCCCGTCACGGGAGAGGCTACCCAGGCCGAGGAAGGGGGTGAGGCATGAGCGCCTTCAAACCCGCTACCCGCCAAGCCGTGAAGCTGAAGCTCGGGCTCATGGGCCCCAGTGGGTCCGGGAAGACATACTCCGCCCTGCGGCTGGCGGCTGGACTCTGCCCGGGTGGCAAGGTCGCCTTCCTCGACACCGAGAACGGCTCGGCCAGTCTCTACGCCGACCGCTTCCAGTTCGACGTGCTGGACATGCACGCCCCATTCACGGTCCAGAAGTTCCTGGCCGCTATTGATGACGCCGTGAAGGCGGGGTACGACTGCCTGATCACCGACAGCATCAGCGCCGAATGGCAGCAGCTCCTGGAAGAAAAGGAAATGCTGGACGCTCGCGGGGGCAACTCCTTCACCAATTGGGGAACCATCACCAAGAAGCACGAGGACTTCAAGACGGCCTTCGTGCAGGCCCCCATCCATGTCATCGCCTGCATGCGGTCGAAGCAGGAGTACGTCCTGCAGACCAATGACAAGGGCAAGCAGGCCCCGGTGAAGGTTGGCATGGGAGCGGTTCAGCGCGAGGGCTTTGAGTACGAGTGCTCCGTGGTCTTCGACATCGATATGAGCCATCACGCGAAGACCTCGAAGGATCGATCCAGCCTCTTCGGGGACGATATCTTCCAGATCACGGAGGACACCGGTAAGACCCTGCTCGACTGGCTCCAGCAGGGCGGCGCGCCGGTCCCTGAACCCGAACCCAACACCACCACTGCTCCGGCAACCGCGCCCCAAGCAAGCGCCTCTCCCGTGGCCAAGGTGGAACCAAGGGCCACGACCCCGAGGGCGCCGATGGGTGCTGCTCAACCTGTGGCCCAGGGGGCGAAAGCCCCCGCAACTCAGGCCCAGGCGGTGGCCCAGCCGGGCCCTACGCGGGCCGCTGCGAGCGCTGTGGCAAAGCCGTCTCAGGCGGTCGCGCCGTCTGCCGCCGCTGCTGGGGCCTCCTTGCCCCCCACGCCCGCTACTGAGCCCCCCGCCGCCTGGGTGGAAGCCATCGCCGAGCTGGCGGCGGCCACCGTGGGCATGCCTGAACTGACCCGGACCAAGCTCATCGAGGAGTGGGAGAAGGACGGCCCGGAGCACCTGGAAGCGCTCAAGAAGGAGATCGAGAACATCAAGGGCGCCATGGCTGAAAAGCGCCCTGTGGGTATCGATCCCGAGGCCCAGCCGGAAGCCTACAAGGCTGAGTTCGGGAAGATGGCCACGGAGATGCTTCAGGACAAGCAGGCTGCCGCCAAGGTCGCCGACTTCCCCCAGGAAGTAAACGACTTCGTGGACGATGTGGACCCCGACACCGACGAGCCCTCCGGTGGCATCAGCCGCGAGCAGTACATGGCCTTGACCCAGCTCATCGGCGCCTTCGGCATCAACCGGGATGCCCTGCGCTCCTACTGCCTCAAGGCCGGGCATCTGCTCCCCGGCGCCAACGGCCCAACGCTGGCCCGCATGAAGGCCGAGGAGTTCGCCAAGCTGCGGGACAAGCTCTGCAACAAGAAGATCGCCGCGGGCAACGAGACATGGAGCGCCCGCACCGTCCGAATCATCAACGCCACCCCCATCTCAACCTTCCAGCCTGCACCGGCTGAATCCTAGGAGTACCACGTCATGGCCTACTGCCCCCCCAATGTCACCATCCAGACCCTCGAAGCCGGAACCCACAGCGTCTTCCTCACGGACCTGGAGGAGATCACCGATCCTTCCAAGCTGGCCAAGTTCAACAATGCCCAGGCGGTCTTCATTGCCACCTACAAGAGCACCCAGACGGCCATCGAGATCAAGCACGTCATCAAGTTCAACGGCTCCAAGGCTGACTTCTACGCCGGTCTGAACATCGACCGCCTGCACATCGTGGCGGGGCTCCCGGCGCCCAACCCTGGCGACACGCTGGACCTGGAGAATCTCAAGGCCCTGCTGGATGGCATCGAGTTCCAGATCACCGTCAACGACAAGGGCTATGTGAATGATGTGCTCCTGCCCGAAGGCGCACAGGATGGGCCGTTCTGATGGACACCGGGCTCATCACCATCACCCCCGAATCCCAAGAGCTGATCGCCTTCGCGCACACCTTCCTGGCCACCGCCGAGGCGATCCGGATCACCACGCCGGAGGAGGCCCAGGCCGCCGTCGACCAGACCCGCCAGATCAAGGAGTGCGCGAAGACCGTGGAGGAGGTCCGCAAGTCCTTCACCACGCCCCTGGACGAGCAGAAGAAGGCCTACATGGACCTCTTCCGCCCCGCCTCTGATGTGCTGGTTAAGGCGGAGACGCTCCTGAAGGGGGCCATCACTACCTTCAACCAGGAGCAGCAGCGCATCGCCGCCGAGGCTGAAAAGCAGCGCCGCCAGCAGGAGCAGGCCGAGCGAGACCGCCAGGCCGAGGAGCAGAGGCAGGCCGCCGCCCTCTTGGAGCAGTCCGAGCAGGCCGCCGCATCAGGCGACTATGCCACCGCCGAGGCGCTGGAGCAGCAGGCCGCCGCCGTTCAGGAGGTGGCCGCGCCCATCGCAGTGCCCGTCACGCTGGCACCCGAGAAGCCCAAGGGTGCCGCATTCAAGAAGGTGTGGAAGTGCCGGGTGGTGGACGCCGCCCTGGTTCCCGACCAGTTCAAGACCATCAACGAGAAGGCCCTGGATGCCTACGCCAAGAGCATGAAGCAGGACGCGAAAGTGCCCGGCTGCGAGTTCTACGCCGAGGACCAGGTCGCCATTCGGTAAGGGGAGGGGGACGCCATGTGCTCAACCCACACCCCCAGGAAGGGGGCCATTGGTCCCCTTCCTCCCCCCAAGCCCTGCGCCCTGTGCAATGGGCGGGGCTCCATCCTTGTCCCAACCTTCGACCATAACTTCGGCCCTGGGTCTGAGGTGCGGCCGTGCCCTGAGTGCCACCCGGTGAGCCCGTACGCGGGCCTCACCCTGATCGGTGTCCTGCTGGTGGTCATCCTCCTGGTGCTCGGCGCCTTCCGGGGGTGCATGTGAGCACCGAGACCCTCATCCAGCAGGTCCGAGACCTCGAGGCCGAGAGCACCCGGCTCTGCCAGGAGGTCCAGCGGCTCTCCAAGGAATCCGAAGGCCGCGCCGGGGCCCTGCGCCATGCCCGTGCCCACCTGATCGCCGCCCGGGAGTCCATCCGGGACAGCCGCCCCACCGAAGACACCCTCGAGGTGATCAACCTCGGGCTGGAGTGGAAGCTATGAGCCCCGCCGTCGCCAAGGCCCAGGCTGCGCTGGACGCTCACAAGGCCAAGCGGCCCGACCACCTCAAGGCCCTGCACCCCGACGCACCCAAGGCACTGCGGGATGAGTTCCACACGTGGATGGATGACAACGACATCCTGGTGGCCAATCTGGACGCCGCGAAGGTGGCGGCCTCCAAGTGCATCACCGTCACCCCCGCCGAGCAGCCCAAGCAGTTCCAGGGTCGCACCCATGAGGATCACGTGGCCTGCGGCAAGCTCGGTGGACGCCCTCGCACCTCGAATTCCAAGGATGCCATCCGCCTGCGGGCCCGGCGCCAGAAGCTCAGGGAGGCGGCCAATGGGTAGCGTGCTGCTTGTCCTCGTGGTAGCCTTCGTGGGCGTCGTCTTCTGGCTCGTCTGGATTGGTGAGCTGCGGNNGGCAGGGGCGGTTATGAGCCCGCTCTACGTCTACACCTGCCCCCAAGGCCACGCCGAGGAGCGTCTCGAACCCCACACCGCTCCCACCATTCGCCCGTGCCCTACCTGCGGCGCGGATGCTGAGCGGGTGGCCAGCTCGTGCTCGTTCGTGATCCCGGGGTTTAAGAATGGAGTGTCTGTATGACACTTAAGGCACCGTTCCCCTGGTTCGGCGGTAAATCCACTGTTGCCGGCCTCGTATGGCCGCGCTTAGGCGATGTTCCGAACTACGTTGAACCATTCTTCGGAAGCGGGGCGATCCTCTTGGCCCGCCCCCATGAGGCCAAGACAGAAACAGTGAATGACCTCGATGGGCTGCTGGCGAACTTTTGGCGGGCTATTCGGCATGACCCGGAGGCCACCGCCGAATGGGCAGACAACCCGGTAAACGAGTGCGACCTACACGCCAGGCACTGCTGGATCATGCAACGGCTCGAAACACACCAAGCGCGAATGATGGCCGATCCTGACTATTTTGACGCGCGGATGGCCGGGTACTGGGTGTATGGCATGTGCTCCTGGATCGGCTCCGGGTGGTGCAGCGGTTCCGGCCCCTGGATTGTGCAGGATGGGATGCTTGTGGATCGCCGCCAGCTCCCCCACCTTAACGCAGGCCGGGGCATCAACCGCCAGCTCCCGCACCTTGGGAACGCGGGAATGGGCATCAACCGCAAGCTCGAAGGCATCCTGGAAATGTTCCTCGAACTGTCCGACCGCCTCCGCAATGTCCGGGTGTGCTGCGGTGACTGGCAGCGGGTCATGGGTGAATCCGTCACCGTCAAGCACGGCATGACCGCCGTTTTCCTAGACCCGCCCTATGGTGCAGAGGACCGCTCCAATCTTTACCGGCAGGAATCCTTCACTGTGGCTCGTGATGTCACCGAATGGTGCCTCGCGAATGGCTCCAATCCGCTGCTGAGAATCGCCCTTTGCGGGTATGAGGGCGAAACCCATCACGAGCTAGAAGCGCAAGGCTGGTCGGTTGTCGCGTGGAAGCCGCAAGGCGGCTTTGGCAACCAGGGCGCTGAGTCCAGGGGTCGCGATAACGCCACGAGGGAGCGGATCTGGTTTAGCCCTGCCTGCATTTCAACCGAGCGCGGGTTATTTGAGGTGACCGCATGAACGCCCTCACCTTCCGATCCATCGGGCTCTACCCGTTCCCCCTCCAGGATCCCGTGCCTGGGGACTGCAACAGCGGGAAGCGCCCGCGGTTCTCTGATTGGCAGATCCTCGCCATTGAGGCCACCGACAAGCAGCTTGAACTATGGAGCGCAAATGGTTGGAATCTCGGGCTTTCCCTTGGCCCATCGCGTCTGGTAGCGCTGGACAGTGACACCCCTGCGGCTGAGGAGTGGGCGGCCCAGCTGCCTCCCACCCCATGGGTCACCGCCACGGCCAAAGGGCGCCATCGGTTCTACCGCCTCCCCGAGAATGTGGACGCCCCGAGCAACAAGGTGCGCGTTCTGGCCTGCGGGCTGGACCGCAAGGCGGCGGGGGGGTATGTGGTCGCACCCGGTTCGATCCATTGGACCGGAACGATCTACGAGGCTGAGGGCGACTGGACCGTGCCCCTGGCTGATCTCCCGCTCTACAACCCGAAATGGTTTCCTGAGCGCGAGATCCTGCGCCCTGCGTCCATGGCCGCGCCGATACTCCCCTGTACGGATGTGATTAGGAGAGCTAAGGCATACCTGAAGGCGATCCCGCCAGCAGTGTCTGATGAGGGGGGGAACTCCCACACATACCGGGTCTGCTGCGTCCTCCTCCGAGACTTCGCCCTCACCCCGGACGAGGCCATGGCCTGCCTCATTGATTGGAACCTCACCTGTGCCCCGCCATGGTCTTCCGACGAACTCAAGGAGATCCTCAAGCACGCCGAGACCTACGCGAAGGGCAGCACCGGGGCGAAGCTCCAGCAAGACCGACCACAGGCCGCCCAATCGAGCAAGCTCCTTTGGAGGGGTGAGTGAGTCTTCAAGCCACCCCCTTCGGCCTCTTCCTGGAGGCCCCGCCGCCCCCGGTCGATTGGCTGGTCCCTGGCCTGATCCCTGCCGGTGTCCCTGGTGTGTTCGCCTCCCAGCCCAACGCCGGGAAGTCCTTCCTGGCGCTCCAGCTCTGCGTCTCCGTGGCGACAGGGACCGGATACCTCGGGTTCGGGATCGGCAGCAAGCCCCGCGGCGCGATGTTCCTCTCCCTGGAAGACCCAGAGGAGGCTGTGCATCGCAGGTTCCGCGCCGTGGCGGATGCCCTCCGGGCCGCGGGGACATGGTCCGACGAGATTGAGAGCCACCTCCGCAATGCCGTCCTGCTCACCCCAGCCTGGGGGCAGGGGGAAGAGCCCGCCACGACCTACCTCCCCCACCTGATGCCCGCCCTCGAGGAAGGCATCGCGAAGTTCGCAGAACGTGAGATCCCCCCCGGGATCCTCATCATCGACACCCTCAACCAAGCCTCAGGAGGGGACGAGAACTCAGCGAAGGACTCCAGGCCGGTCATCACGGCATGCTTCGAGTTGGCAGGTCGTCACGGATGGACGCCGCTTCTTTTACACCATGTAGCCAAGAACCAGACCGGCGCCAGGTCGAACGAGAAGCGGTCTCTGGATGACCGGATGAGCCCGGACTGGCTCCGAGGGTCCAGTGCGATCCACGGCGCCGCCCGCTACATCCTGCAGCTGGCCGCCCTCCTCCCCGCTGAGGCCGAAAAGCTCGGCCTCGATGGCGAGAAGGCTCGGCGGGGCGGGTATCAGATCTTCGGGAACACCAAGCAGTCCATGGGCCCTCGCGGTGCTTGGACCCTGCTGGAGCAGATCGACTCAGGGGAACCTGGGGCGGGGACATGGACTCAGCACCCCCATGCCGTGGACCTGCTGGCCCAGATGAAGGGCGGCCGGGCCGTGGAGGAACTCTCCCGCCTGGACCTGCTCCTGGTGGAACTCTACCGGACCGCCCGGGCGAAGGCCGAGCCCGACCGAAAGGCCCTCGCCGAGCAGATGTATGCCGGAGCGAAAGACCCGGCACATAGCCTCAGATCCGGGCTTGCCCGTCTCAGGACCATGGGATTCGTGCAGCGTCAAAGCCTGCTCGTGACCCCTGCCGGATGGGACCGAGGCCGCGAATTGTCACAACGAGACGCATCAGGAGACGCTTAAAATGCAAACCGTTTATTTTATTAGACCTTTCAACCGTCACACACGTGACGCGTCACGTGTCGCTCCAGCGCCGTCACGCCGTCACAGACACACCCTAGAAGGGTGTCTGGTGACGCTTTTCTGTGACGGTCTCCGATGACCGCCCGCAAGCCCACCCCCGAGGGCGTGGTCTCCAAGGACATCGTGGACTACCTCACCCTGTGCAGGCTCGGCAAGGTCCGCCGCGTCAACGCCGGGGTGGCCAAAGTCGGCAACGCCCCCACCCACCCGTGGCAGAAGGACACCCGCTATCGTGTGCAGCTCGCCGAGCCTGGGCACTCTGACCTGGTCGTGGAGCTGGAGCGTGAGACCCGGTGCATCTTCATCGAGGTCAAGGCGCCCAAGGGCAAGGCCACGGATCTGCAGCTGGCCTTCCTGGCTCGGCAGCGCACCCGGGGCAATGTGGCCTTCGTGGCTCACTCGGTTCTGGAGGTCTACGAGGAACTCACCAAGGCCGGTTTCCGGGCCCTGCCTGTGCCCCAGACCCCACGGACCACCCTCAAGGCGACCACCCGGACCTCCACCCCTCGGTCTGGCACCTTAGCGGCTGAGATTGGCTCTCAGAATAGGGGCAAGCAATGACCCGCTGGTATGCCCTCACCGAGGTGCCCCAGCCCATCCGGGACACCATGGCCACCACCTGGGCCAAGTGGGAGGTCTTAGACATCACCTTGGACGGCATCCTGGCCATGATCCACCCCGACCCACTAGCCGCCCAACGTGTTGGCACATTCTCCAGGTCAGTTGCTAACCGCGCCCGCGTCAAGGTGCTCTGCCAAATCGTGCATGACACCCATGGCATCTCCTGGCGCGCCACATGGCGGGCTTGCGGTTTTTTTCTGGGCGTGGGGTATGGCCACGTGCAGCGCCTGTTCTACGGAGGCTCCAAGTGATCACGATCCGAGTCGATCCCAAGGCCGCCCTCGGCATGCTCAGCGACCTCGAGCAGCGCCAGCTCCCCTATGCCGTCTCCCTTGCCCTCAACCGCGTGGCCAACAAGGCGCAGGCTGCCGAGCGCGAGCATATCAAGAAGTCATTCCGTCTACGAAAAGAGACATTTGTTTTACAAGGTGTAAAAATCTCAAAGCAGGACCGCGCCAACAAAACTTCATGGCGCGTGATCATCTCCCTCGCCTATCCCGATGATCGGCAGTTCCTCGCACCTCACGAGAAGGGCGGGGACAAGGTCAGGCACGGGGGTAAGCGCCTATGGCAGCCCAACCCTGAGGTCTTCAAGTCCAAGATCATCGGGCGCTCCAATCCCCTCAACCCCAAGAATCTCGCCCTCAAGCAGCAGCCCGATGGCCGGATCCAAGGCAAGGAGCGCACCTTCCTCGTGCGATCCAAGGGCCAGGTGCTGGTCCTCCAACGTGTGGCCCAGCGGCTCAGCAAGCGCAGCTCCAAGCTCTCCAGCATCACCCTCGACAACGTCCACGTGGGCATCGGGCCCCGCACCAAGAAGGCCAAGGCCCTCTCCCGCACCGCGGGTGTGCGTCTGCTCTACCGTCTCGTCTCCCGTGTGCCCATCAAGGCCCGCCTGCAGTTCACTAGCACCATCACCCACACCGCGCAGGCCGAGTGGCCCAGCGTCATGCGCGAGGCCATGGCCGACGCCATTAAGGGGGCGAAATGAACATCGTTCCTATCCCCACATTCCCAGGCTACGGAGTCACCGAGGACGGGCGTGTGTGGTCATGCAAGCGCGGCGAATGGGTGGAATTACAACAAACGATAGCGACCCATAAGCCAGGCGCCCAAGGCTACTACAAGGTGACCATATCAACGCGCCTTGGACGTGGTAATCGCGTGCACAAAAAGGTCCACACTCTTGTGGCCCTGGCGTTCATTGGTCCCAAGCAAGAAGGCATGCAGGTCAACCACAAGGACGGGGACACGTTCAATAACGCAGCCTCGAACCTCGAGTACGTGACCCAGAGTGAGAACAGTGCGCATGCCTACCGTCACGGGCTGAAGGCTAAGCCACAAGGTGAGCTTCATCCACGGGCAAGGCTCACCGAACCAGACGTGCTCGAGATCCGAGAGCTGCGCAAGGACAAGGCCGCATCAGTGGCCAGCATTGCCGAGCGGTTCAAGATCTCCCGCGCACACGTCAAGTCCATCACCTCTCGCAAGGCATGGGGGCACGTATGAAATGCATTATATATACGCGCATTAATATAGTAGGTTCTTCCACCCCGCCCCCCCAAGGGTGTCGCCGCAAGGCTGTCGCTTTGGCTAGTTATACAAATTTTAATGACTTCGTGTTCGTGTTTGGTGGTATATGATAACAAAAAACTACCTAAAAACATTGAAACAAATAGAAGTTGCGGCACTTTTGGACCTTTCAGAGCGCAGAATTCAGCAGTTGCACTTTGAGGGGTTACCACGAAATGGCACCGGACGAGGTGGGGTCTACGATTGGACTGAGGTTTTGGCTTGGCACGATGGGGTCATTTCGGGTTCAAAAGGGGATGAAGACCTATCCCACGGGGAGCGATTAAAGAAGGTTAAGGCCGATGAAGCGGAGTTAGATCTTGCTGTAAAACTCAAAACGCTGCTGGTGGCCTCTGATGTCCGGGAGACCTGGGCAAATGAGTGCGCCGCAATGCGGGCCCGGCTGCTCAGCATCCCCTCCACTGCGGCCGTGAAGATCGATCCCAGCCACACCCAGGCCCAACGGGAAGAGATCATCCGAAAGGAGATCTATGAGGCCCTGGAATCACTATCGGGGGGCGGCCGTGATTGACTTCGGCGCGCTCCTTTGTGCGGTCGTCCTGGCCGCCCAGGTCAAGGCTGCTGTGCTGCCTCCTCCCCCGACCCTCACCGTCTCTGAGTGGGCAGACCGGGAGCGGGTGCTGGGGGAGGAAGAAACATCTGAGCCTGGCCGGTGGAAGACCGAACGCATCCCCTACCTCAAAGAAGTGATGGATGCCGTTTCAGATCCCGAGGTCCGCACGGTCGTCGTCAAGGGTTCGGCGCGAATCGGGAAAACCGAATTCGAGCTTAACGTCATCGGGTACCACATCGATCAAGACCCGTCTCCGATGCTCCTGGTCTACCCCAGCGAGCAGAAGGTGCAGGAGTTCTCGAAAGAGAAGCTCACCCCGATGCTCAAGAACACTCCAGCATTGCGCGGGAAGGTTGCGGAATCGAAGACAAGGGACTCCAACAACACCTTGAACCACAAGGTTTTCGAGCGTGGATTCCTGGCAATGGCAGGCTCGAACACGCCCAACGGGCTGGACTCGCGGACGGTGCGCCTGGTCTTTTTTGACGAACTCGACAAGTGCGCCAAGGCTGCGAAGAACTTCGGGAACCCCCGGGCCCTGGCCAAGAACCGAACCATCACATACCCCGGACGGTGGAAGCATATTTTCGTATCCACTCCCAGCGAGGAAGGGGACTCCCCGATTACCGAGGAGTATGAAAAGACCAACATGCAGATGCTCTATCTGCCGTGTCCGCATTGTGGGGTGTTCCAAACCCTGAAGTTCTCCCAGATCAAATGGGGAGACGATGCGCACCCGGAAGAGGCGGTCTACTGCTGCGAAAACCCGCACTGCGGCGCCGTGATCACGGATGCGGACAAACAGGAGATGCTCCAGCGGAGGGAGTGGCGAGCGCTGCATCCAGAGATCAAGGCATCCGTGGGGTTTGCGATATGGGCCGGATATTCCCCGTGGGTCACCTGGGCACAGATCGCCACGACCTTCGTGGATCTCCGAAAGGAAGGCCCGGAGTCGCTCAAAACCTTCGTGAATGAATGGCTAGGCGAGACATGGAACCCGAACCAAGGGCGCGAGTCCAAGGTTGACGGTCTCCTCAAGCGGGCCCGGGAGTCCCACTACTCCTCCGGCACGGTCCCGGATGAGTGCGGGATTCTCTTCGGCGCCAGTGACACCCAGGATGATCGGCTTGAATTCATCGTCCGTGGGGTTGGTGTCGGCAAGAAACAGTGGACCGTGAAACATGAGGTCATCCTCGGGAACCTGGCCACAAAGGAGCCGTGGGATCGCCTCGAGAAGTTGATCCTGGCGACCTGGCGCAGAGAAGACGGCCAGCTCATGCGGATCAAGCGATTCTGTGTCGACCAGGGCGGTCACTTCTCAACCCAAGCCATGGCCTTCTGTAAGCGGCCAGCGCTCCGCGGGATCGTGGTGCCCATTCGTGGCGCGACCCGGCCCCAGGTGGCCCTGGCGATCCCCGCCAAGAAACGCTCCCGGCTCTGGCTGCTCGATACCATCGCGATCAAAGACACCATCTATGCCTCGCTTCGGATCGAGAATCCAGCGGTTCCGGGCTATCAGAGCTTCCCGAATGACCTCGAGGCTGGCTACTTCCAGCAGCTGCTGGTCGAGAAGAAGCACAAGGGGAAGTACGCGCCAGATCCTGAAGGGGCCCGGAACGAGATCATTGATCTGCATACCTACACGGATGGAGCGATCTTCCTGCACCGCCTCCGTGAGGGTGAGCTTGAAGAGATGGTCCAATTCTACGCAGAGAAGCGGGGGCAGGTCGGGGAGCCTACACCGCTCGAAGTGACCGAGCCAGCGCCCGCAGTGGAAGCTCCAGAAACCGAGGAACCAGTCGCCCCGGCGCCGCTCCCTGAGCCCAACCGTGGGGCGAAACGCATCACCCCCCCCCGTGTCATCCGCCGCCCCAAGACCAGCTTCGGTGGAGGTGGGGCATGGTGAGGTGTCCGCGCTATCTCAGGATCGGACACTTAATCCTGCGCCGCTGCTGGCGTTGGCTGGTGACCGATCCAAACCCTAACGACCCGGACCGTGACAGCACGGCTTGGAATTGATCTTGTCCAAGATCACCCACAGAAAGGAGGCACCTTGACCCCTGACGCCCAAGGCTGCACCTTCATCCTCGCCGTGCTGGCTGGGGCCTGCCTGATCGACTGGGCCCTCGCTATGTGGGATATCCTACGGATGCTTAGGAGGAAGCCGTGGAGATAGGAAAACCAGACACCTTACCTGCAAAGCAACATGACGAGCGGTTTGCTCCTCGCGTGGTCAACGGGGCCATGGTTGTTCCCATCTGGAAGCAGTTCACCAGTGGTCCCGATAAGATCGTGGGGTACGCCCCATTTGATCCCGCCGAGCCGAACGCGAGGTATTCCGCCTGATCGCCGCCTAACCGTCCTCCCACCACGAGGACACCAGCCACCCCCAGGGACCGGACTCTGGGGGCATGGCAGTATCCGTCGAGCAGGTCGCAGCCGCTACAGGGTCACCGCTCCAGGCGGTGGCAGAAAACTGGCCGCTGATACGCACGGCACTGGAAGAGAAGGGCATTCTGACCGATCTGGTGGAAGTGGCGGCGGCGGCCACGGTTGCAGTCGAGACTGCCCGCACCTTCCGGCCCATCAATGAATACGGCGGGCCCGCCTACTTCACCCGCATGTATGAGGGCCGGGCGAGCCTCGGTAACGTGCTCCCAGGCGACGGCGCTCGCTACCACGGGCGAGGCTACATCCAGATCACAGGCCGAGCCAACTACCGAGCTTACAGCCACGCTGCTGGCGCTGCCCTGGAGAGCAACCCAGAGATGGCGTTGAATCCGGTGGTATCTGCTCGAATCCTGGCGGCGTACTTCCAGGCGCGTGGCGTGGCCAAGGCCGCCAACGCGCAGGACTGGCGCAAGGTGCGGAGCCTGGTGAACGGCGGGTACAACGGCTGGGACGAGTTCAACACCTGCGTCTGTGCGCTCCTGGAGGCCATCGGTGAGTGACTCCAAAGTGCCCCACATCGGACTGCTACGCCGCCTCCTTGGCGAAGGGAATGAACGGGTCCATGCCGCTGTGATCCTGGTCTCCTGCGTGACCCTTTGCGCCTGTGCGCTGGTGCTCGCGGGTGCCGCTGCTGCCGGGAGGACCGTATCCGTCGAATTTGCCGCCGCCGTGGGCGCCGTGTCCGGTCTCGCCGGGTGGGCCTATGGCAAGGCCAAGCAAGTCGGGGCTGCGGCCCCACCTGCTACCGAAAATGGGGCGGTGTCGGAACGTCCTGCCGTGGAAGGTAGCGCCAAGATCGAGGGGCGGATGTGAGCGGTCAAGAGCCCTTACCCCCGCTCCAGATCCCCTTCACCCCAGAGGGTATGGCAATGGTGAGCGCCATCCTGTCGGGCATGTCTGGGGCCATGGATAAGCAGGCCGAGCGGATGGATGACCTCGAGGATCGCATGGGGTTCCGACCATGACGCGCCGGGGCGCAGTGGCCGGCGGGGCGGTGGTCCTCATCCTGATAGCAGCCGCGAGCTGGCAGCAGCGGCGCTACACCCAGGCCAGGGCCGAGGCGCAGGCCGAGAGGGAGGTATCGCGTGCAGCGCTCCAACGTGAGACCCAGGCCAAGGCACAGGCATCCGAGTGGAAGCTCAAGGCCGAGGCCATCCAGACCCACCTGGACACATTGCCCGCCGATCCTGGACCCCGTCCCCTCGACCCCAGCGCTCCCGTGCTCGTGGTGGCTTCTGAGCTTCGGGGCTTGGGGCTCGCTCCGGCACTGCTGGGAGACGGTCTCGGATTGACCCTCCCGGATGCCCGCACAACCGTCAACTGGGGCCGTGAGGCTCAACGCGTGGGGCCGCTGGTCGCGAGACTGGATACCACCACAGCGCTGGCCCAGGCCCTCCACTCTCAGGCGTCGGACCTGACCACTGCCCTCGGCGCGTGCGATGAACGTGCGGCCTCCGAGCAGCGCCGGGCCGATGCGCTGGACCGTGCCTTGAAGGCAACCGGGGCGCCGCGGAACTGGACCGCGGGCCTGCTGGTGGGCATGGACACGGACGCCCGCCGCCACCTCGGCGCCTATGTGGGCTGGAGCTACAAGGCCGTACACGTGCAGGCCATCACCATCAACAACACGGTCGCCCTCGGCGCCGGATATCGATTCTGAGGGGGACGCGTGGAACTCGGCCTTATTGTTGGATTCGTCACCATCTTCGCCACGGTGGGCGCGGTGCTGGTGCGGTTGGGGAGGGTGCTCGAGCGGCAGGATAGCCACCGGGACCAGCTGGCGAAGCACGATACACGGATCGATGACCTTGAGGATGGGCACGGTAAGCATGACTCCGCCTTTGAGGCCCTACGGGGTGAGATCAAGGGCTTGCGGGGCGCCATGGATACCCTCGGCGACACGATGCAGCGCCTTACCGACAAGCTGGAACGTCATATGGAACGCACCTAGGAGGTAGCACATGGCCCTGAACCCACAAATTTCCTATGCCGCCGTGAATGCCGAGGCGAACGCCATGGCGCGGCTGCTCGATAACGGATACCTGCGGATCTATGACGGGACCGTGCCGACCCGCGCCGATGACGCGCTGAGTGCTCAGGTGCTGCTGGCCGAGCTGCGGTTCAACGCGACCTCTGCTCCCACGGCCTCCAATGGGGTGCTCACCTTCAACGCGATCACGGGCGATACAGCGGCGAACGCGGGGGGGGCTCAGACGTTCTTCCGGGCGCTCGGCTCGGATGGGACCACGGTGCTCTGGCAGGGCACGTGCGGAGCGTCCGGGTGTGATCTGAACATCCCCTCGCCCATCGCGCTCAATGCGGCCATCGGTATTACCAGCCTGACATACACCGTGCCCCGGGGGGCTTGAGGCTAACCGATGGCCATAGCCCTCCGCCAGTCCTACAGAGCCGCAGCGAAAACAATCTCTTCCATCGCCGTCCAGGCGGGAGATCTGGTCGTGGTGGGGCTGTATCAGGACGGGGCGCTGGCTACGACATCCTGCGCGGATAATGCCGCGGGCGGGTCGAATGTCTACACCAAGGCCGCTGAGAAGAACATCACAGACGGGGCCGGGTGCGGGATCTATCTGTATTACGCGAAGGCCAAGGCCACAGCCTCTCTCGCGATCACTGGGACGATCTCAGGCACCGGCTACAACACTATTTTCGTCCATGTCTACTCTGGCAATTTCGACACCTCGAATGCGCTCCATGGAGTGCAAACCAAGGGCGAGGTGACTCGCACCACGGGCCATACGGGAGCGTCCCTTACTACCACGGTGGCGGATGCGCTCCTGTTCAGCTTCTGGGGTGAGCCCTCCGGGTCTGGGACAATCAGCGAGAACGGCGCGGGCTTCGTGGAGCGCCAAGAGGATGCGGGGACCGCCACATATGACCGCATCGTGTCCTCTGCTGGCACCTATGCCGATGCGGTGACATCCACGGTGAGTGCGGCCTTTGCTTCGATCCTGGCGGCTTTCCAGGAGGCTCCGGCTGGTGTCAATGGCAGCGGCGCGAGTGTCCAGGCCCTGCAATCGGGCGGGGGCGCTGGCACTCAGTCGGCATCGGGGGCCGGATCATGCACCCAGAGCATCCAGACGGGCGCGGGAACGGGAACCGCAAACCATACCGGCACGGGGACAATCTCTCAGCGGGTACAAAGCGGGGGCGGCTCTGGATCGGTGACCCTCAGCGGCTCCGGTGCATCTGTCCAACCACACCAGTCCGGGGGTGGAGAAGGGGAGATCCTGCGATCTAACCAGGAACCGCTCACGCCTGATCCGAGATACCTCTCGGAATTGCAGCCAGCCTCCCGCCACGCGGAGCTGGGCCCTGCGTCCCACCATTCCGATCTGTTCGCCGCTGACTACGAGGTGACCCTATGAGCTACATCGCGCTGCCCCCCAAGGCACCGACTGAAGTAATCGACGTAAGCTATGGCTTCAGTAGGAGACTCATCAAGCCAGGGGAGACCATCACGGATGCTTCTACCACCGTGGAGGTGATCGAAGGCACGGACGCCTCGCCGAGTGACATCCTCAGTGGTTCCACAACAATTACCCATGATCCTCTACCAATTGTGAGCCAGAGGATCATCGGCGGCGTGCTGGGCGTGACCTACCTGATCCAGATCCTGGCCACCACCAGCGCGGGCCGGAAGCTCATGGGCGCTCGGTCCATCACCATCGTGAAGGGCGGCGCGGTCTAGTTTTCGTCCTCATGTGGTGAGGACAGGGCCACGCGCTGAAACCTCGACTCTGAGGGTGTGAGCGAACCCACAGCGATCACCGCAGGCGACACCATTACCTGGACTCGGACCGAGGCCTTGTATCCGGCCTCTGCGGGTTGGGTGCTCACGTATTACCTGAGCCTCAACGCTGCGGCCCCCAAGACTATCGAATGCGCCGCCTCGGGTGATGATCACGCTGCGGCTGTGGCTGCTGCCACTACGGCAGCATGGGCCCATGGCACCTATCTGTGGACCGCTCGCGTCGCCAAGGCGGGCGAGGTCTTCACGGTGGGCTCGGGCGAGGTGCGCGTGCTGCCCGATCCCTCCAGCACTGCCGACAAGCGCACCCACGCGGCCAAGTGCCTCGCGTCAATCGAGGCCGCCCTGGAGACATCCGTGGGCTCTGCCACGGTCGAGGTCGAGCTGGATGGCGTGCGCATCAAGAAGGACCGCTCCGAGTTGCTGCGCATCCGTGACCGCTACCGGGCCGAGGTGCGGCGCGAGCGGGGGTTCTCGGTCTTCACCTGCATTCCCGTGAGGCTGCGATGAGCGTCCTGGATTGGTTCCGCCGCTCTGACCAGGCACCTGTTGGAGCCCCTGCACGGCGTGTCTACGCGGGTGCACAGATCTCCCGCTACATCGATTTCCAGACGCAGCTTGAGGCCGCACACCGGGAGCGCCAGCGAGATCTGGCAAAGCTCCGTGCGCACTCTCGCGACCTGCGGAAGAACAACGTCTATATGGCTCGCTTCGTGGAGATGGTCTCCACCCACGTAGTGGGGCCGGATGGCATCACCTTTGAATCTGAGATCCTCGGCAACGGGCAGAAGCCCAAGGAAGACTGGAACGATAAAATCGAGTCTGCCTGGGCTAAGTGGGGCCGGTGCTGCAGCACGGATGGGCGCCTGTCCTGGCTCGGGTTCCAGCACCTCACCGCTGAGACGCTGGCCACGGATGGCGAGTGCATCATCCGTATGGTCCGAGGTTATCCCAACGCCTTCGGGTTTGCGGTCGAGATCATCGATGCCGACCGCCTCGATCACAAGCTGAACATCCCCGCGGGGCGCAATCAAAACCGCATCATCATGGGCGTCGAGGTGGATGTCTGGGGCCGCGCCGTGGCCTACCACGTGTTCACCGCTCACCCTGGGGACTACGAGGCCGCGCCTGCACGGGTCCGCATCCCCGCCAATGAGATCCTGCACCTCTACACCGAGGACCGCACCCGGGCCACCCGTGGCGTGCCCTGGGCAACCCCGTGCATGGTCCAGCTCAACATGCTGGGCCGCCTCTGGACCGCGGAACTGGCAGCGGGGAATTTCGAGGCGGATCGTCTCGGCATCATCAAGAGTCAGACGGGCGTGCCACTTGACGAGGCTACAGACCCTCGGGCAATGGCGGACGAAATCCAGACTGAGCATTGCTCCTTCGTGGGGTTGGAAGCCGGGATGGACGTAGTCTTCCCTCAGCTCACCCATCCGAATGCCATTCTCCCGGACTTCTCCCGTGCGCTCCTGAAGGGCATCGCTGCGGGGTGCGGTGTCTCGTACCACTCCCTTGCGGGTGACGTGTCCGACGCCAACTATAGCAGCGCCCGTGTGGCCCTGCTGGACGAGCGCGATATGTGGAAAAAGCGCCAGGCCGCGTTTATCGCGGGGGCGTGCGATCCCATCTTCCGCGCGTGGCTACCGATGGCCCTGCTCTCCGGGATGGTGGACATCCCCATCCAGGATCCCGAGCGGCTCTGTTGCCCCGTGTGGTGGCCGCGCTCCTGGGATTGGGTGGACCCCAAGAAGGATGCCGAGGCCGCGCTGCTCTCGATCCGTGGCGGCCTCTCCACTCACCAGCAGGAGCTGGGCGCCCGCGGCCAGGACTGGCGCGAGACGTTCCGCCAACTGCATGCCGAGTGCCAGTACGCCGCCGATTTGGGCTTGGACCTCAGCGAGAAGCCCGCGGCGGCCCCGCAGCCAAAGGAGGACACCAATGCCTGACATCCGCTCGAACTATTCCCGCACCCTCACCCTCGACCGCGCCTCTGTCCAGCAGGACACCCGCACTGTTGAGATAGCCCTATCGTCTGAGGCTCCTGTCGAGCGCTGGTTCGGCATCGAGATCCTGGGCCACGGTGAGGGCGAGGTGGACCTTTCCCGGATGCTCTCCGGCGCCCCACTGCTGGTGGGACACAACACCTCCGACCATGTTGGCGTCGTGGAAGATGCTCGGCTGGACCCTGATCGCGTGGTGCGCTGCACCGTGCGCTTCGGACGGTCCGCCCGCGCCGAAGAGATTTACCAGGATGTGCTGGATGGCATTCGGAGCAAGGTCTCCGTGGGCTACCAGATCCTCCGCTACGAAACCACCAAGGGTGAAAAGGGGGCGCCGGATCAGGTCCGAGCCACCCTCTGGCAGCCCATGGAGGCCTCGCTTGTCGCTGTGCCTGCGGACGATTCCGTGGGCGTAGGCCGGTCCCTGGAGCCCGAAGCTCCGGCAATCCCCACTCCGGCCGTCGCGCCGGTCACCACGGAGGTCCGTATGGATCCCATCACCGTGGCCGCACCTGCGGCCGATCCCATGGCTGAACGCCAGGAAACCCTCCAGATCCAGGCCCTGGGCGAGACCCTTGGCGTGGGCCCTCAGGTGCGCGAGATCCTCGCCACCGTCCCCAACCTCACCGAAGCACGCCAGAAGGCGATGCAGGTGATCCGCGAGCAGGCCGCGAAGCCCATCCCCGCGCCTTCCCCCATCGTGGACCTGAACGGTCAGCGGTTCAGTATCAGCCGCGCCATCAGCGCCAAGCTCGAAGGCCGGAACTGCTTCGAGATGGAGGTCTCTGCGGAGATCGCCAAGGCCCTGGGCCGGGACTCCGGTGGGTTCTTCGTCCCCACCAGCACCCGCGCCAACCCTCCGATGGACACCGCCACCGCTGCCTATGGCCAGAAGCTGGTCTGGACCGAGCAGGGCGAGTTCATCGATCTGCTCCGCAACAAGCTGACCCTCCTGGGCCTCGGCACGCAGTTCCTGAGCGGGCTCCGTGGGAACCTGGCGTTCCCCCGCCAGCTCACCGCGAACACTGCGAACTGGCTGGGCGAAAACCCAGCCTCTGCGGTCACCGCCGCCGCCCTCACCACGGACCTGGTGACCCTGGCCCCCAAGCAGCTCGTGGCCCAGACCAGTGTGAGCCGCACGCTGCTGGTGCAGTCCAACCCCTCCGTGGACGGCATGATCAACGATGACCTGGCTGCCATTCACGCCATCGCCATCGAGACCGCTGCCATCAATGGTGGCGGCACCACGGTGCCCCTCGGCATCCTCGGAACCTCCAACATCGGAGACGTGGCCGGTGGCACGGATGGCGCGGTGCCCACTTACGGCAATATCGTGGACCTCGAGTCCAAGGTGGCCGTGGCCAACGCCCTGCAGGGTTCCCTGGCCTACCTGACCACCCCCGGGATGCGCGGGAAGCTCAAGCAGATCCAGCAGTTCTCCAGCACCAACGGAGTGAGTCTCTGGGATTACCTGGCTGCGGCCTACCCCAAGAGCACTGTCTCTGGCAACGTGCCCAGCACCCTCGTCAAGGGTAGTTCTGGCGCGGTCTGCCACGCCATCCTCTTCGGCAATTTCGCCGATCTGGTCATCGGCGAGTGGGGTGCCTTTGAGGTGATCGTGGACAACGTCACCCAGGCCGGTAAGGGCTTGGTGGTGCTCACCACGAACCAACTGGTGGACAGCGCCGTGCGTCGCCCCGGTTCCTTCGCTGCGATGAAGGACGCCAAGCTCGCCTAAACCGCAAACACGGGGGAGGGCTTCGGTCCTCCCCCATCTTTCTGGTGACCCATGAAAGTCCGAATGATTTTCGCGAGGGACCACGAGGGCAAGCGCTACCCGTGCGACACCACGCCCGACATCGAGGACGCCCTCGCTTCGGTGTGGATCGAGCGCGGCATCGCTGAGCCAGTGGAACCCGTGGTGCCCCCCAAGAAGGCCAAGGCCTAATGGACCTCCTCCCCGATCTCCGCGAAGCCATGGCCGAATGGTCTGAGCCCGTCACGCTGCCTTCGGGCGCCGTGGTGCAGGCCGTTCCGGGTGTGGCTTCCGATCGGGACGCGCTGAGCGGTGACTCCATTGTCGAGGGCCGCACCCGGACGCTCCGCTTCATCACCGCCGACATCCCCGGGGTTATCCCGGGGAGCACGGTGATCTGGCAGGGCAAGGCTTGGAGCATCCTCAACTGCCAGCTGGCCGCGATGGGCAACCTCACCCGAGTGTTCTTGGGGGCGCCGCGATGAGCAGCCAGCAGAGGACCATCCGTAATGCCGTGGTCACGCTCCTGGAAGCCATTCCTGGGGTGCATGTGTTCCGCTCCCCCCGCTTTGAGATCGCAGAGGCTGAACTCCCGGCGCTGGCGGTCTTCTCCCATGGTGACCGTCCAGAAGACCAGGACGATGACCACCAGAAGTCCCATCGGCGGACCTACACCCTGCGGGTGGAAATCCGCGCCAAGGGCCGCCCCGAGGAAGACGCCACGGATGACCTGGCCGTGGCCGTGCGCAAGGCGATCCTCGCCGATGACTCGCTCGGCGGCCTTGTCCATCGGATCACCTGGGCCGAGCAGGCCTGGGATGGCGACGAGGGCGAGTTCCCCCTCGCAGGCACCTATTTGGATTTCAACGTGTTCTACCTCTGGAGGCCCGAATGAGCCCCAAAGAAAAGACGGTCTTCGTCCGGTCCTCTGAGTGCACCCACGTCCTGCCGGACGAGGGCCTGGTGCTCGAGGGCGGGGCAGTGACCGAGATTCCCGAGAAGCACCTCTCCCGCGTCCTGGCTCTCCAGGGCGTGACCCAGTTCAACCCCGAAAAGACCACGGAGTAAACCATGGCGCTCACTTCCATCAACGGCAATTTTGAGAAGGTGGGGACGGGCCAGCTTTATCTGGTCGCCGCCCCTTCTGCTGATCCCGGGGCTGGCACGCTGTCCAGCACCTCGGAAGGCTACTACGGCCTCTTCTACACTACCCCCGCCGACAAAAAGACCCTGAAGGGGGGCGTGCTCCCCTACTGCAGCCTCACCGCCGATGGTGTGGCCCAAAAGATCACGCCCAGCGTGGTCGAGTTCGATCACAACAACGGCCCCAAGACCAAGAAGCTGGCCGGCATCGAGGAGGCCTCGGTGGAGTTCAGTTTTTTCGATGTGGACGCCAACCACCTGAAGGATGCCTTCGGTCTGGCCGCCGGTGATCTCCTCGCCATCGCTGCCGGTGCGGGTGTGGCCGGTCGCAAGATCGCCGCCATCGGCGCCAATGTCAACTACACCAACGTGGCCGCCCTTTACCGTATGCCCTCCGTGCAGGTGCCTGGAGAGTTCGATCACTTCCTTTGGCCACTGGCGAACATTACCCCCGAGCTGGATGTGAAGATGAACAAGAAGGACGCCTACACCGTCAAGATGACGCTGAGCCTGCGGGAGAGCCCCTTCATGACCAACGCCGCGGGCAACGGCATCATCATGCTCGCCGACACCGCCGACGCGGCACGGACCTCCTAATGGCGACCAAGAAGGCGCTCTCCCTGATCCACCTCACTCGAGGCATGAGTCTGATCTCGCGCCTCGAGGAGCCTGACTCCCAGCTGGAGCTGGTGGCTGTCTACCTGATGACTGCCAGCACCCTGGTCAAGGCCAGGAAGTCTCCCGAGGTGATGGACGAGTTTATCGCCCAAGCGTCCGAGCTGTCCGCCGAGGAGGCCGCCGAGGTGCTGGTGGATTTTTTGGAGCAGTTCGGGAGGTACAGTGGAGCGCTCGCGGCCTGTGGCCTGAAAGCGACCGCACAGAATCCCGGACTGGCGACCTCGACCCAGACCCCGGAGAACGCCTGATTCAGATCCTCGCCCCGGTGGCCGGGGGGTGGGAGTCCGCCTCCGAACTCCCCGCCACAAGGGCACTGCACTGGATCGCTGAGATTTTCCGGGAGCGCCGCTGGGCTGGCTGGTGGAAAGCCTACCAAGCCTACTGCAGCACCCTCCCGGCCTACGCCAACGGCGGCACCCCTCCCGAACCACCTGAACCACCCGAGGACTGAGCAATGGCCGCACCTGTGAAAGTCGAGATCACCGGAGACGCCACGGGGCTGAGCAGCGCACTAGCCAAGGTCCAGGGCGATTTGAAGGGCTTCGCGGGTGGGGTGAGTAGCATCACGGGCGGCCTCAGCAAGACTTTCGACGCCATCAAGGCCCCCCTCCTCGCCATCGCTGGCGTCGTGGGGGGCGCTGCCTTCCTAAAGTCCACCGTGGAGGAGACCAAGAACTGGACCGTGGAGGCGATGAAGCTCAGCAAGACGCTGGGCATCACCACCGAATCCGCCAGCGTGCTGAATCTGGCCATCGGGGATATCTACGGGACCATGGACGAGTTCCTGCCGGTGGTCGCCAAGATCACCAAGACGCTGAACGCCGACGAGGATGCGTTCAAGCGCCTGGGCGTGGTCACGCGAGACACCAATGGGCACCTGCGCCCCACCACGGAGATCATAGCCGAGGTGAATACCAAGCTGGCCGCGATGAAGGCCGGCACAGATCGCAACATCGCGAGCGCCCAGATCTACGGCAAGGGCTGGATGGACGTGCAGCGGTATCTGGGCCTCACCACTGCCGTGATGGACGAGGCCCAGGCGAAGGCCGAAAAGCTGAACCTGATCGTGGGCGCGGATGCGGTCAAGGCAACCAAGGAATACCGCGCCTCGGTGAACGACCTCGAGGACACGATCAAGGGGCTGAAGATCCGCGTCGGCACAGAGTTGATGCCGGTTCTCACGGCATTAAATAACGACCTGGCTGAGAATGGGCCGCAGGCCGTAAGCACACTGTCTAAGGCGTTCAGTGGCCTTTACCAGATGGTCAACGCAGTGCGCGAGACGTTCCGTAAGTTCTTCGAGGACTCTCTCTATCTGATGGAGAGCACGAACAGCAAGTTGATTTCCTTATGGGCTGCTGCCGAGGAGGCTAAGAAGCTGAATTTTTCAGGGGCGCGACAAATCCTGAAAAATGAACTCGCCACACAAGAAGCGATGGTGCGGGATCACCAGAACACCATCAAGTCGATCGAATCGGACTACAACGAATCCACGTCCTCCTTGATGGGCCTCGGTTCCAAGAAGCCCGGCAAGGCCGACGATACCGGCGTCACCGCGAAGACCAAAGCCGAAATGGATGCCGCTGCTGCCGCCGCCAAAGCATCCGCCGACAAGGCCAAGCGCCGAGCAGACGAGGCCGCCAAGCAGGCCGCCGCCGATGCCGCGCTACTAGCCAAGCAGCAGGCGGCGGCTGAGGACCAGGCCAAGAAAATATCAGATATCCGAATCGCCCAAACCACCCGCCACAGGCTGGCCGAGCTTGCGATTGAGCAGGACTTCAACGAGAACCTGCGCCAACAGGGGCTCATCTCCGAAGAGGATCTGATCCGGCGCACCATGGATCTGGAAGCCCGCAGGCTGGAGATCGAGAAGGCGGGTTTGCAGCGGCGTCTCGCTGAGGCGAACCTGGAGCCCGTGGAGCGGGCCCGGATCAACTCCGAGATTCAGGCGGCGCAGGACCAGCACAACCAAGCGATGAACGCCCTGGCCATGCGCCTGGAGGCCGACCAGCAGCGGACCAACGGCGGGGCCGGGTTCGTTATGGGGATCAAGCAGTATCTGGAGGAGTCCCGAAACGCCTTTCAGAACTGGAAGACCGCCGCGCTCAACGTGATACAGGGCGTAGAGAGCGCCTTCGCCACCGGCATCAACGGCCTGCTGACCGGGCAGATGAAGCTCGGGCAGGCGATGAAGAGCATCTGGAAGGGGATCACGGATACGGTAGTCCAGGCCCTCTCTCAAATGGTCGCCAAGTGGATCGTGGGGAAGATCGCCGCGATGCTCTTCCAGGACACGGTCACCAAGACCGCACAGACCGCAGCCGTGGCCCAGCAGGAAGCCGCAGCGGCGGGGATCTTCGCAGCCCATTCCTACATCCCGTTCGCTGGTCCTGCCATCGCCGCGGGCCTTGTGGCTGTGATGAACGCCGCCCTGATCGCCAACGCCGCGAGTGCCAAGGGCATCGTGGGCGCGGCTGAGGGTGGCTGGTTCGGATCGCCCACCTTGGCGGTAATCGGTGAAGGCTCCAGGCCCGAGTTGGTGGTGCCGGATACCAGCTTCAAAGACTTCGCTCTGGGCCTCTCCCAGAGCATCCTCGCCCAAGAGCGCCAGGCGCAGGACTACCGCATGCAGGCGGCGCGGTTTGTCTCGCAGGCGCCGGGAGGGGGACGGATCGGCGGGGACATCCACATCCACGGCAACGTGATCCCTCGTGACTCTGCCGAGTGGCAGAACATCATCGCGGACGCCCGCAAGGGCTACGACCAGAGGAACGGCTGATGCGCGAGATCTCCGCACTCCTGGCGGCCAACGTGGGCGATGGCTCGCAGGGGGCCACGCTCTCTCTCACGGGGCACCTGGTGGACCCTGGCGGGTTCCGCACGGAGGTCGAGCGCGAGCTCACCAAGATCACCCCGGGGGACTTCGCGACCAAGGTTGAGGACCACGATGGGACGATCTGGGCCTGGATCCAAAGCCAGATCCAAGGCACCGGGCGGCTGTATCCGCCATTCCTGGTGGTGGACATCGGGGGGAACCGCAAATTCTATGGGCTGATCGAGCCCAGCCAGATCACCCGGGACACCAAGGCCCGACAGATCACCATCCCCGCGAAGGACTGGAGCGTGATGCTGGCCAGCAAGGCGCTGGACGAATGGACACGCCCGCTGCCGAAGGTGACGAGCAGCCGTTCAGCATCCGCAGCCATTCAGAGCCATGTGTTCGGAGCTGGCGTTGATGAGTGGATCTTGCTTCTGCTTCTTCTCGGAGCTCGCGAGTGTGCCTTTTTTGCAGAGCCGATGAACTGGGCCATCGTCGGCGATCTGGTCGATATCGTCACCCCGGCTGGAAACTTCAGCGGCGCCAAAATTATCGAGATCACCCATAACGCGGGGTCGGATGGGAACATCTGCAAGATCCGCTTCGACCGTGTCATCTGGCCGCCCCATGATGCCGCCCATCCAAACGTGGAATGGTTCACCGGCACCTTCACCCGCCGCGCCTCGGCACAGGACGAGCGTGGGTACTACCTGGTCACCGCCGCGGTGGCCGGTGGCTACGAACTCCCCCTCGACACCATTGACGGCATTGCCCCCGGGGATCGGCTCCAGCTCATCAACGCCGACCGCGCCCAGTCCTGGACCATCCTGCAGGTGGATGCTGCGAACAAGAAGGCCATCACCCGCGATGAGATCCGGGAGATTGCCAGCGGGGACCGGGTTTTCTTCACCGATGAGTGTCTGCAAGAGGTGGTGTTCGAGGATGCCCGCACCACACTGGCCAAGGCCTGCTCGCCCTTCGGCTGCGATCTGACCCGCTACGTCGGGGCCACGCTCTCCATGCCCATCCTCTCGTGGCTGCCCCTGCGTCCGCTCTCGGGCGAGGATCTGACCAGCGTGCGGGATCTGGATGGCGGGCTCACCACGCTGCGGGTCTTCGGCTCCGGCGCGGCTGCCTGGGATGGCACACCCGAGGCGGGCTGGGCCACGGTGACGGGTGGGCTGCCTCGCGCCCACTGGACCGATCAGCGGAGCACCGTGCCCACGAGCCTCATGCCCGACGAGACGGTGGTGCCCAGCGCGCTCACACCCACACCGCTGAGCCCATCCAGCCCGTGGCGGTTCTTCGCCTGGTCGAAATTCCCTACCATCACATGGGGCCCGTGGGCGCAGGCGCTGGGCCTCGCATCCTGGGCCTGGAGCCCGGCCGCCATCCCGCCCGTGGTACTCTACGACTACCTCGCCATGCGCCGCATCAAGATCGCGGATCGCACCATCACCATCAACGCCTGGAGCGGGAGCGCCTGGGGCTCCAATGTGGCCGGCACGTGGCCTGGATCGGTGGCCGTGCGTTCGGCGTGTGTCTTCCCGGGTGGGCCCTCCAACATGATCCTGGGCATCACCTCGGCGGGGCTCCAGGGCTGCACCCTACCCACCGGCACCAATACCGCCGTGCTGGCGTTGCCCGCGAATGCGGGGGACGCCGTGCTGCGGAGCACCCCCTGGGGTGCGTTCCTGGTGGGCTCCCGGGGGTATGGGCGCATCACCATCGCCTCCAACGTGCTCTCCGTGGCCTGGGTGGAACTGGTGGCACAGGATGGCGGGGCGCTCTACCCCAACACCTTCACAGCCCTGGATGTTGACCGGCTGGTGGCCCTGGCGAGGTTCGATTCTCTCAACTCCGAGGGCAAGACCGTCACCGAGACCCATGCCATGCTACTGCAGCCCACGCCCACCACGGCTGCGGCCTCCGTGATATGGGATGAAAAAATTCTGGACGGCGCGGCCATCACCCTCGGCGCCATGCGCGACCCCAGCCAGGCGGCCCGCGTGGTGGGGCACTGCGGTGGGCGGCTCTGGCAGGTATCGGCCACGCTGCCGGTGTCCTACGCCCTGGAGCGGTTCAAGCCCAGCGCCATGAAGGCCTCCGAACTCATTGAACACGTGTGCCAGCTACTGCAGGCGGTGGCCGTGCCGGATGCCAACGGCACCATGCACGTGATCAGCCGGTCCAGCACCGAGACCGTGATCGATATCACCGTGGATCAGGTGGACATCCAGGAGACCCGAACCTGGGAGCACTTTTTCAGCCTGGCGCGGGTGGGCGGCCAGGAGGGCGTGTACGCGGACGCTGCCAGCGCCACCGATGGCGGGGGGCTGCTGGAGATGTCCAACCATCCCCTGCTGTGGACCCGGAGCGGCTGCATGGCTACGGCGGGGGCGCTTATGTCGTGGTTCGGCACCCCGCGCAAATTCCAGCGCGAGACGTGGTTCTGGAGCAACCCCGACACCGCCGCCCCCTGGGAGGCCCTGCCACCCCTGGCGCGGGTGCGGATCAACGGTGCGGCCACGATCTGGCTGGTGATGGGGATGGATGACCGGGCGCACCTGCGGGATGGCAAGGCAACGGTTTCTCTGGTGGAGGTGGGCTGATGGTAACGCTGCTGCAGGTTGGACCGATCCGGCTGGCGGTGCTGGACACCAATGGCACCACCAAGCTCAAGACCCTCATCCTTCCGCCCCCCTCCCGTGACGGGCTCGAACTGGACTGGGAAGAGGACAGCACCACTGTCAAGCTGGTGGATGGTGGCCGCCGCACGCGCCGGATCGGCTACCTTCCGGTGCTCACGGTGAAGTGGAAGGCTTACGATGACCTCGCAAGCCCCGGCGTCACCATCGGCACCGCCAATGGCAACCGGCCCTCGCTGGAGGATCTGCTGGTGATCCTCAGCGCCGCCACCCGGGGCCTGCGGGTATCGCCGGGGATGACCGCGGGCGGGTTCACGGCAGATCAGGTGGTGACCAAGCAGATCGGCAAGAAAGGCCCCGTCTACACCGGCCTCCAGGCGACCTTCTACGGCCGCGATCCACTGGCCACCAAGACCCTCGAGGTGTTCTGATGGCGACCCGCACCGTATGGAGCAAGGGCGGGCTGAAGCTGGCCTGCGATGTGTCGGACCTGCCAGCGCCCAGGCCACGCCAAGTCTTCGCGCTGCCAGATATCGCCATCACCACCACGAACCACTCGTTCATCACGCTGAGCTTAGAACCGCTCACTTTTGATGTGGTGGCCGTGATCGATTCCATCCTTCCGAGTGGGGCGGGGGAGTGGTGGCTGGAATGGAGGACGGAACCCGCATCGCGTCTCGCGCCCGTCAGGGTTTCCGCTGGGGGGCGGGCTGAGTTCCACAACGCGAAACCGTACGCCCAGTACACCGCCAACCTGATGCGGATCGACGCGGGAAGCAATATCACCCGTTATGCCTCCACGAGCATCACCACCACCGGGGCCTATGCGCTTGGCAGCGCCGCAGATGTCACCGCAGTAGCCGCAGCAGCCGCTGCCGCCCAGGCATCAGCCAACACCGCCAACGCAGATCTAGCCAACATAGCCAGTGACTCGCTCCTGACCCCGGACGAAAAGCCCCGCGTAATCCAGGACCGGGACGTGATCCTTGCGGAGCAGTCAGGGATCGATGCCCAGGCCACGGCCTATGCGATCACCACCGAGAAAACGGCCTACGATACCGCAGTCTCAGCCCTCACGACCTACCTTGCGACCCTCACGAGTCCGGTGCTCTGGAGCGATATCGCGGGGAATACGACCATCGTGGGGGCGACCTTCCGGGGCAAATTCGCGGATGTCTACACCACGCGGCAAGCACTCCTGAACAAGATCTACGACACGGCACGGGCGAGGGCGGCATCAGCGCAAAGCACGGCGGACGCCGCCTCCGGTGCAGCCTCAGCCGCGCAGACCGCCGCCACCGCCGCCGCGCAAGCCGCAGCCTATGCGGATACGCTGGCGCGGTCCAGCCACAACCTCATCAAGAACGGGAACTCGGAGGACGCCAATCCTACGGGGTTTGAGGCGGCTGGGGTATCAACGTATGCGCCCAATGCCTACACAGGCTCATCCTACCGGGCGGTCACGAGTATTACAGGCCAGTATCCAGACATCACCGTAGGGGAGGCACCAGCGGACCCTGGTGACTGGTTCCTGTTCTCTGCGATGGTTTGGGCGATGGATGCCGGGGGCGGTGCGGGCGGTGGGGCCGCTGTGGTGATCACGTTCTTGAATTCGGCTGGGACAGTCCTATCAGGTGACGCCGGAAATATTGTCCCGGTGAGCGGCTCCAAGAATTATCAAAGGTCTGAACTGTCCCTCCAGGCACCAGCGGGAACGACACGGGTAAGGTTTTTGTGTTCAAGCCGGCTGATGAAAACGGGCAATTACGCACTGTTCGACTGCCTCTACGCATGCCGCAAAATCAGCGCCGGGATGCTGGAGGCAGACCTAGCGGTGGTGGGGGTTATCCGCTCCCCGAACTACGTTGCGGGCTCCTACGGCAACGCGCCGCAGGGGTTCAAGCAGTCGGGCTACGCATTCACCACCACGTTCGAGGACGGCTCGACAAGCTCGAACTGCTTCCAGGAAATTGGCGGAGATGGGAATTTTGGCGGATACAAGGTCCAGACAGTGAATGATCGTGTTTTCCAGAGGTTCAACCGCCTCACAAATGGGAAATTTGCATACTCGGATGCCCCATGGGTGGGCGGTGCATGGTCCTCAACCTCGAAAACGGCTGGAACGGGGAGCCTCAAAACGTCTCCCACGGGCGTCACGTTGAGCGCGACATCAACAGTCACCCAGGCGTTCACAATGCCCACAACCACCGTGCCCACACTGCTCGCGCTCACTCAGGGGCTGGAGTATCTAGGCGATAGCGGAGCGGTATCTGGTGAGGTCAAGGCGTACATCCTCAACACGAACACAGGCACCGAAACTCTGGTCGCCACCTGGACCCTGGCGACGTACACCTTGGCCTGGACAGACCGGAGCGTGGACATATCCAGCATCGTGAATGGGGGGGGGGACTTCGCGCTGAAGCTGGTCCACAAGGTGACACGCGATAGCAATACCTATATTTTAAACGGCTACATTGATGAAATTTCCATCATCGCCTAGGAGTGACCATGTCAGACCCCCTCTCCCTCTCACTCGCCAAGGCATCCGGCGCCAAGGCCGCGCTGCTCCCTCTCAAGGGCGCGGTGGATGCCCTTCAGGCCCAGCTTGCCCAGGCCCAGACCGCATACGCCCAGGAGATCGCCACCATCACGGCGCAGCTCCAGGGGACCGCAGGGTATCGCCTGACCAGCGCCGTGGATGACCGGGCCAACACCGAGCGCACCGTTGGACAGACCGCCGTAGCCCTCGCGGTCAAGGCCGATCCAGCCCTCACCCTGGAAGCGGCGATGGCCATCTGGACCGTCAACGCCACGGCCTACCGGGAGAGCATCGGGCGCACCACCCCGACCCAGAACCCCGAGGGGTGCCTGGAGGAATACCTGCTGGACATGACCGCAGCGGGCAACATCTCGGAGCCCACCTGGGAGGCGTTCAGGGCGTGGATCTATTCGACCCCGCTGGACAAACTGGGGATCTAGCGGGTCACCGTGACCGACCGCACCTTGCCATCCATAAAAATGACCAGCGAGGCGGGGTCATAGAACCAGTTTTCGTGGCTGTGCTGGCCGGTGGTGGTCTGGTCAATCTTCCGGGGCTTGCCCCAGGCCTTTACCACCTCCTCGGTGGTCATCCCCACGGCCACCTTCTTCTCTGCGATTGCCTCGGCGACTCGCTTCTGGTGGATGGCAATGGCGGCAGTCTCTTGCCGGTCCATTGTCTCGGCCACGCTCACCACCGCGCAAGTGCCGAGGACAAGCAGCGCCCCGACGCCTACCACTGAGAGCAGAATCGTGGTTCCCTTCATGGTCTACCCCCATCCAGACAAGCCAATCATACGCCCCACGAACCGATTGTAAAGATATCAACACTTCGACTTGGCATCCAATTGGCTTATATGAACAAAGCGGGTCAAGGATTCGACAATCCCTGTCTACCGAGACGCGCTTATCATATCCCCGGGGCGTAGAAACCCCTTCACGTACCGGTTCCGTAGCCCGTAGCTGCGGCCTCCTTGTCGGGAGGCCGTGGGAATACAACACCCCTGCGGGGGAAACACCATGGGCCGCTGTACGTGGCGGTTTCTAACCTACCCGACGCCAAAGAGGGCCATCGGCCTATCTACAGGAGACACCATGTCGCACATTGGAAGCTGGCTCCAGCACATCATCCGCGCCGTGAGGGCGGGGGATCGGGACGCGATTCAGGTGCTATCCCGAGACCCGAACCCGAGCGTGAAGGAGGCAGCCATTTTCGCGGCTGATCCGTGCTCTGGGATATGGAAAGCCGATGGGGATAAAATGGGGATAGATACCTGAATCCATACGCATTCATCAACACTTAGCACGTATTGACACCAACGATTGACAAGTGTCGAGCGTGGTAGCCCAAAAAAAGAGACCCGCGAAACCTAATGGTGACGCGGGTCTTTTGGTGGCCCCACCCGGATTCGAACCGAGGACCAAGCGGTTATGAGCCGCCAGCTCTGACC